CTTTTTTTTTTTGGTTTTTTTCTCCATTGACGTCAAAAGACTGATCAAATAATTATTTACGCATTCGCGCCGTAGGTTAACCGAATGGCTGCGCCATTCGCCCTAAAGGGTCCTATGGAGTTAATAAATAAGTTATTATGAGAAGATCTTTCGCCCTCGGGCATTATGTAAAAAACCAAAAAAAAAAAGATCGGCCCTCGCCATATATATGGGTATGGACTGTACTTGGGGAAATCTGATCCCGGGACAAGCCCGGTATATAGGAGGACTGCCGGCCCGCAAAGATCGCGATCCATGGAATGCCAGCCAAATTGGTTAGCTTTTTTTGGGGTGAAAAATCCTCCCCTCAAAAAAAATAAATTTGAAGAAGAATTACAGGGTTTTTTTACTGTTGAAGATTGGGTGAGGTTGCCTCGCTGGAATCCAGACTCCGGAGAGCTGCCAAGAGTTCTTCGCGCTTCTTCTCCTTATCCTGTAGAGCAATCATTTCCTGGAGAGTTAAAGGCTCATCATCGTCAGGTTTCTTCTTAGGTGAATCGCCACAGCATTCATCAATACGGTGATTAACCCTTTCGAAGCGTCGGTCGATTTCTTTCTCTTCTTCCTCGGATTCCTCTTCGGATTCCTCTTCATGAGCTTGGAGCTGAGCTACGAGAGCAGAGAGTGCCGTTATTTGGGCTTGAAGATCGTCGCAGCAAGGCGACTCAGCACCACGAGGATTACGAGCAGGAGCAGTAGCGAAATTGGATGCGCCAACATTGAGTTGAGTGATAACAATGTTAAGACAATCACGGATATTTCCGCCGACCTGTCGAACAATCTGCCAAGCACCATTAAAGGCAATCACGGCAGGAAGACTTGGGTCAGGGACCTCGAAAATCCAAGTAAAATGAGGACATTGAGAATTGGAACCACCGACGGTACCGTCGCCCGCATAATCTTGGGCAACTGTATTTGCCTCATAGGGAGACTGATTCCAAAAGTTTTGCTGAAGTACAGCATTCGTCAAAGTGAATGTGCCAGCACGCAAAAGGTTAACTGGGGGTGGAGAACCAAAGTAAGCAAGACTTACCAAATAGTAACCAGAACTGCCGGCGGGCAGAGTGATAGAACTAGCACCAACGGATTGATTAAGCTCCACTCCAATACTATCAAAATCACTAAAATAGGCGGAAGCAAGTTGACGATTAGGCGCAAACTGATCCTCAGGAGCCAAAGTGGCAGGGAAACAAGTTATGAAAGCGCTTTCGGCGTTACCGCCATCCAGGCTAGTGCTGATAGGCTTCATTAGCTCAATCTCGTAGGAAACCCAAAGCTGTCCAACTTGGTTAGACGCTTGGGCACCATAAGTGGCAACCGTAAAACGGCCAATGTCATATAGACGAATATCGCCGGGAGCAGCACCCGAACGAATATAAAGAGGAAGAGCAGTTGTTTGACTTTTCTGGCACTCAATGGGGTGAAGCAAATCAGAAGAAATCTTTGTTGATGTTGCCCACTGAGAATTTAACATGTCATTAAGATTGCGGAATTCAGGAACAACCGAATCATACTGAGTACCGATTGCGATTTGTCCGAGAGCTGTGTTAGTTCCGCTGACGAGGGATGTTGCGGAAGTACTGATGTATTCGACAACCATGGCTTTAATGGAATACTGTTGGAACTGACGAGCAATGCCCGACGCCCAAGGAAATGTACGATCCAAACCAGGATTGATCTCATAAACATTAGTTTCAAAAGCAGTAGAACTATTAATGACACCAAGAAATTCACGATGCTTGAGGCATACGATTCCGCTGTCAACGCCCATAGCGGCAGCGCCTGTATTAAAGGACTGACCGTAAGCCATGCCACGAGACATCAGCTTACCGGCTGCCGACGTAGGACGACCAGTACGGAGATAACGGCCAGCAGATGCGGCACGAGCCTTTCGGCCCATCATTGCTTTGCCAAAGGAAAGACGGGAGCCTCCAAGAAAAGGAACCATCGGGCCCAACGAGAGCGAAAATTTCGATTTTCGAGGGCCGGCTTTCTTCGCCGTGCGAGGCTTAGTTTTGCGAGAGGGTTTGCCATAGGCATACATCGATGATGTGTTTTTTTTAGGTAATATATAAGAAGTACTTATCTTATTTCTAAAATATAATAATTAATTAATTATTTATTTTTTTGGCAATATATTTTAGGTTGTCTTTTTTAGCAATATATTGGAGTTGTCTTTGGGGGCAGCACGGGCCCCTTTATGTAATCTATTAGGGTTGTCAATTTTTGGGCGTCAGTCCCGGCTATTCCACCTGCTTTAGGACTACCAAAAGGACATGGCCTAAACGGCCGGCTTCGCCAATGTCTAAAACGGGTACACACAGGCCAAATGAATAGCCAGGGCTCCGCCTACTTGAAACGCCCATTTGAGACAACTATTAGGGATTAGGGGCCCTTCTCGGCTTCGCCGCTGCCTAATAGAGACAACTGTTAGAGATTGGGGTTTATTTTTGACAAAAAAGCCCCCCTAAAACAAATCTGTAAAGTAACATACTCGCTTCGCTCGGGCTTCGCCAATGTATGTTTTTAGGTATTCGGATCGTCATCCGAGTCGGAGTCCGAACCGAGTTCATGTAAATTACATTCACAATCGGGCGGACAAGGCGCACACAGTCGCAGCGCGGCAAGCCGGCGCTTCTCCTTCTTAAGTCTGCGGCGCTTCGCTGCCTTCGTCGCATCCTTCTTAAGTCGGATTGCTTTGGCGCCCGGCGTCTCCTCGGTTTTCACCTCGGTCGACACTAACGCCTCCACCTGCGGTGTCGGCTTGTGTGTGTCCAATTTTGGCGCATCGCCAATTGACACACACGTTGTGGGTAATACTGTAGGTCCCACAACGACGCCTACGGCGTTGCCTGCGGCGCTATTTTCAGGTGTCGATATTGCTTCGACCATATCTAAGGTATCATCCGCGACTACTTGACGCGTTCTCGGTTTGCGATGGGTACGCCCTTCGGGTCGCTTAATCGTTATAATCTCATCGATACGGCGTTCAAGAGCCGGGGACATACCATCAGGGAACAAATTAGGATACCACGTATCAGGATGCCTATTTGAAGTGATATACACATGATCCCAATTTGAATAGACAAAAGCGCCCTTAACATCAAGACGCATACAATAGCCATCAAGCAACTTGAGCATCTTCGAATATTTGATACCGCCATAAAACTCATCAATAAGCAATACCTTTTGATTAACATAACCATCGAACCATAAATTATCTCCAGTAGGCTCTTCGAGAGTGTAAACATTCTCCGGGCCGTATTTGGCGTATACGCCGCGGTTTTTATTAACGCCGGCTTCGCCCTGAACAACCGTCACGGAAACCTTTTTCCATTTATTGGCACGCGACGCATTAATATTAGCATAACATTGGGCAACAGCCTTCGTATACTTCATGTACGCGACAGGAAATTGGTCCATTACTTCGGTAGGAGTTGCGCCGGCTTTGATAGCATCATAAACGGCATACAGGTCATTACGCTGACCCTGTACCATAAATGTGCCAAGTTCCTTAGCCGGACGTTTTTGAGTTGGACCTTTCATACAATAATTGCGACAATTCTCGCGGGTGCTCCAACGCGCACCAATATGACAAGTATTATCACCCAAAATCTTTTTAATAGTATCATAACTATGGCCGGCGTTCTCAAATTCAACATAGCATTGAAGATGGTCGCGGCCAGATTTTGGGCAGACTTCATGTTGATAAATTAAATAATTAATTCGACTTGCTTTAATATCCAGCGTTTCCCACGCTTCGTATTTTTCCATTACATAAGAAGTGATAGCATAGTGCCGGGTATTCCGGGTAGCTTTCTTCTCAGTAGTCCACTTATGCGGACTTTCAGTTGTATCAGGTTCTTTAGTTTCGATTATGTCAGTTGACATTTTCAGTTATATATGAGGGGGATATCTTTTGTTCAGATTAATATTTTTATTATTTCTTTTTTGGCAGTCGGACTGAAAGTTTTCAGTCTCCTTCCGCTCTTTTTTTTTTTGGTTTTTTTCTCCATTGACGTCAAAAGACTGATCAAATAATTATTTACGCATTCGCGCCGTAGGTTAACCGAATGGCTGCGCCATTCGCCCTAAAGGGTCCTATGGAGTTA